TATCGGCCGGCAGGGAGATATTGCCCTGCCCGTCCGTCGTGATGATATTCCTTTCTTCTTTCATCGGTACGCTGTTTTTAAGGTTCTTAAATGGCCCGGCAGATATTCTTCTCCATGTCCTCCAGCTTGTGCGACAGGGTTTCCATGTCCTGACTTATCTTTTGGGCGGTGATTTTGGCGTAAATTTGGGTGGTCTTTATGTTGGTATGTCCCAACAGGCGGCTCACCGTTTCGATAGGTACGCCGTGCGACAGAAGCACGGTTGTGGCGTTCGTGTGACGGGCAACGTGATAGGTCAGCCGCAACTTGAAGCCGCATTGTCCGCCTATCTCTTTCAGTATCTTGTTGCAACTTCCGTTGCTCGGAACGGGGAAAACATGACCGTCCCTTGCCAGCCCCTTGTATTTCTCCATGATACGCTTGGGAACGTCCAAAAGACGGATGTTCGATTCGGTGTTGGTCTTCTTTCTTCGGGTGATTATCCACAGGTTGCCGTCGAAGAATGTTTGCAGGCGGTCGGTGGTGAGGTTCTTCACGTCCGAATACGCCAGCCCCGTGAACACCGAAAAGACGAACAAGTCCCGTACAAGTTCATGGGTGGCGTTCTTCATCGGTGCGTCCATGAGCGTCTGTATCTCCGTTTGGGTGAGGTAGCCCCTATCCACGCTTTCGGGAGAGTTGATATATCCTGCAAAGGGGTTGAACGGCAAACGCCCGTCGTTCCTCGCTATGGAAACGATGTGTTTCAACACAATCATGTAGCCCCACACGGTATTGGTACGGCATTTCTTCTCCGTGCGCAAAAAATACTCGAAGTCGTTGATGAACGTGAGGTTGAGTTCCTTTAACGGAATATCCTCACGCTTGTAGGTATGGGGCAGGAACTCCCGAATATGGTTGCAGACCGTCCGATAACGGGTAAATGTACCCTGCGCCCTGCTGTGCCCGACTTTCTTCTCAAACTCGGCGTTGTGCTGCTCGAACAGCTTTAACAATGTTTCCTGCTTGACGCCGATACCGAGATAGGCGTCTTTGAGCTTGGCGGTGGTAACATAACCGTCCGTCTGCATCAGTTCTTGATAACGGCGGTTTACCTCCACACGGATTTTATCTACCGCAAGATTGATTCTCTGCGCTTCGACGCTCTTGCCCGAAGCACGGCTGTTCTTCACGTCCCACAAGCGTGGGGGAACGTCCATCTTGCAACTGAACTGTTTAATCTCGCCGTCCACCGTGATACGGCACATCAGAGGCAGGTTGCCGTTCGGCTTCTCGCTGCCTTTCTTCACGTAAAACAAGACCTTGAATGTACTACGCATAACTCACTCCTTTTTTTGGTTACAAAATTAGTTATTAGTGAGTTACCGACAGCTATGTAAATCTACGCAAAACGAAGAA